TTTCTTCATATTCTGAATAATCTATTGTGGTATTATCTACCACTACTGCTCTAAATTCGTTACCTCTCTGCTCATTAATTACTTCTTCATCTGCCCTAGTTTCTACTGATGTGGCTATATAGACCGGATTTAATCTATCATCAATAATAGATACCTCTACAAGGTCTAAGTCCTCTATATGCCTTATTGGGATATTTTCTGTTCTTTCTTCTATTCTGTCTTTATTTACATACATTCCAAATGACCAACCTCTTAATTTCTTTTGCTTAGCTTTTTCTATCACCTCCTTATCGGTAACAGTTGCTATTGCTCTAAGACCAATGTTATCCTCAAATAATTCAATATTTCCTTCCTGGGTAGACCCTAATTTTCTTTCTCTATTGTGATTTAATAGAAAATCAACATTATCTGCCCTATTCAATGCTTTCTCAAAGGCCCTAGCTTCTATTCTTTCTATAAACTCACCTTGTGGTGTTTTTATAGGTCTTGAATCCCTTAATACTGCATTTACATAACCATCTAAAATTACACTATCACTTCGTATCTCTATCCTCATTTTCCTCACCACCTTTCAAATTTATTGCCTGATCCATTTTGCTTAATTGGTTTGTATTTGGTGTGTATATATTTCCCGTTTTTACATCGTACAGGACTGAATCCAATCCTAACTTAATCCAATCTAAACCTAATGCTGGTAAATTCTCCATGAAGCGAACCTCATCAATTTGAAGGAAATTAGAATCAATAGCTACTTTATAGGCTTCAAATCTTTCTTTTAAGTCACCTTTTAACATTTCCTTAGTATCAAATGCAAAATAAAAAGAACCCTTTTCTTTTTCAAGAAGTAGTTCCCTGTTTAAAGCACATTCTATAACTCTTAAAACTGGCATAACACCCATTTTAAAAGCATTTGTATATTCTTGACTTGATGCTGTTCCTTTAATAATATTTACTGGAATATTGAATATCTTACATATCTCATCTGCATTAGATTTTTTGTTTTCATTTAATTGCATTTCTACACTTGTATTGCTTGCTTCCTGGAACTCTAACCCCTCATTAAGAATTACAACATTATCACTGTTATTGCTGTAAAGTTTTCTCCAGGCTTCTTTTAATGTCGCAATAGCAGTATCAGTTAATTTTCTAGCTGATTTAACAAATCCTTTTTTATTACCACCTTTTTTTACTAAAGTTTCTTCAAATACTAAGGAATTATAGGCTACGCTTAACATCAAATTATTTTCCTCTATGATGCTAACACCTTCGGCCCCATCTTTTGTATTTCTCAGTAGCTTTATAAATTCATAGGGCATGTACCTATTACCATTCACAAGGACATCATAGTTCTTAAATATTGGGTCAGTATTCTTTATGATTGCAATATAATCTTCACTCACATAATGCAAGCTTGAAACATTATTCCTATTCCTATTTATATAGGCATATCCACCCTTACCTAGATAATAGTCCGTTATTAATGCTCTCCAAAATTGCACTGAATCCAATGTATCTCCTGTATCATCATTTAGCAATTTTACTCTTATATCATCTTTAACCTCATCTGCTTTACCATCATTTTCTTTATATAACTTAATAGGTATCATTGATACTGCATCAGCTATAAAATTAATACAGCTTTTCACACTAGGTATGTTTAAAGCTTCTTTCTTTGTTATTGAACTTCCACCAAGTAATGCACGTAACAAAACATCTTCTGTAACATTATCGCTAGTACCTTCGGTATCAAATGCCCTTTCTTCTTTCTGCCATGGCCATCTCAATATATCACCGCCTTTCTACCCTAAAACTAATTATTGTAAAACTTCCCAATCCTCAGCTAACATGTCTGTTTGACTTGCTAACCATGGCACCCTGCCCTTTGGTGCATTAGGGTTAGCGGTTTGTAATCCCAATGTATCAATATAAATATAAGGTTGAGTCATTTTGCTATGTTCATCCGGTACTTGCAATTCAATAAATATTCCTTTTCCGTTCCATCCTTTTCTTGCAACTTTATAACCCTTCTTTAATAACTCTATTGCCTTGCCAAAATTCATTTATATTCCACCTTTCTATATAACTTGTACTGCAAAATCATCTGTACCATACAGTAAATCCTGTTCTAGTAGATACATAGCATTTATTAATCCGACTACCATATCAACTTTTCCAGAAGATTTCTTTTTATTTACATACTTGTTTTTGTTTGTATCTTCTGTACAGCGTGCATTTTGAAAGTTGATTTCAAGCATTAAATTATCCTCATACTTAAATTTTTTACTTAAAATTAGCTCTCTTAAAAGTTTCGTGGGTGAATGCAGTACACTTGAATGTTGTTTTATTTCGACACACTCATATCCACTTGCTTCACATTTTTGTATAGTACTGATAGCATTGTACCTGTCATATCCTATTTGTTGAATTTCCACCCCATATTCCTCTTCAAGTTTCAATATGAAAGCCTCTATAAAACCATAGTCAATTACTTCTCCACCACATTCAAAACACACACCTTGTTTTATTAGCCTGTCATAGTCAACGCCTTCCCTTTTGCTTTTTTGCCTTTTCTTATCAGAAGGAATAAACCCCCATGTCTTACCGTATACCTCACCTTCGTGTTCTGTAACCATAGCCACCGCGGTGTTATCGTCACTCATAGATAAGTCTAATCCAAGCCAAACTCTTTTACCTACCCAAAACTCCTTATCTTCTTTGATTTTACATTCTCTTACCTTCGTTATCTCGATGTAGCCCTCAACGCCAAGACCTTTATATTTTATATTATTATGCTTGCATAGATAGTTTTCCCTTTTATTCTCATAGTCAATAGCATCTTCCCGCATTTCCTTTATTGCTTCGAAGATATAGTCATTTGATACGGCCACAGGATTACTTTGATAAATTACCAAATCCTCTGTCATCCATTTATCATCAGTCAAAAATTCATCATCAGGTTCATACAATAAAGAAAATCGTCTCTTATTATCTCTTAACCCATCTAGTACCTTTTTTGAAATATCTATTTCATCAATCATTCCATTGTTATCATTTGGATATTGTGTGCTAAGGATTATCCCTAATTTATTGAATAATGTAATTTGTGAGGACCTCATAGCTTCTATTGGATAACTATCCATAGCACCAGCTTCATCAGCTAGGAATGCATTAGCCAATTTTCCATCCATCCTATCTTCACTGTAAGCCAATGGAGTATATTCACTATCTGTAATTAAACATCTGATTTCATTTCTTAATAACTTAAATACACTATCATCTGCTAATGCTGGAGATACCTTTATTATCTTCCTAATAGCCAACTGTAGTTCTTTGGATAGCTTTAAATCTGGTGCGACTGAAAAGAATCTGCTAAACTGTGGGTCTGTCAGCATTAATAATATAAAAATAACTGCAGCATTGAATGTCTTGAAATTCTTACGACATATCAGCAATACAGCAGTTATATAATACCTAATATCTCTGTTCTGTTCATTTTTTAGTTTAGTACATAGTGTAGCTATGATGAGTAGCCAAGCATAGTCTTCTAATCCTTTATCCATAGAACACATTAAGTCAGGATGAACCATCAGTTTTAGCAAGTTACTTATTTTCTTGAATGCTTCTTTATCAACAAAAGCCTCCTCATCTTTACCATTGACTATATCTATCCAGGATTTAGCTTGTTTCTTTACGTATTTCCCTACCTTTTTATTATTCTCCTCTACACACCATAAAGCATACTGGTAGGCTCTACTTTCTTTAACCATTTAAAGCCTTTAATAACGGATTTTCTTCTTTCTTTACTTCTTTTGGTATGCTTCTTAATGCAGAGGCGATAGTCATTATGTTTTCTTTTTCGATATCAAACAACATTCTTCTTTTAGTCTGAATCTGTTTATCTATGCTGATTATATTTCTAGATAGCCTGTCTATGCTTTTGGTATATTCTATCAAATGAGCCGCCTTATCCCCTGGGGCCATGTCATCCATGGCTTTTTCGTGGTCATTTGTTATTTTGTCTATTAGGTTATAATATTTTTCCTTTTTCTCTTCAAAATCTACGCATTCTGCTAAGAGCAAGCAATACCTGTTTATAACTGGTCCGTAAATATCATCATTTTTTTCTATCTTCCCCAATAAATTTCTCACCCTTAAGAACTCTTTATGGGCAATTGGATTTTCTCTTACTTCTGGTCTTTCTTTCAAGGCCACCCCAGTAAGTACCGCTTCCTCAGCCTGTTTTCTTTGTTTTAGTTCTGCTTTAGTTTTGTTAGATTTACCTTCTATCTTTAATAACTTATATGGTTTTGGTGGTCTTGACATGTTTTCACTTCCCTTCTTATTTTTATATATTCCCTATGTGATTATATAAATCTTCAATACCCCAAACTCTTTTCTCTTGATTAGAACGCAAGGTCAATAATCTTGCATTTGGACCTATGGCTACATCAGCCCTTATCCCATCCTGTAATCTAGAATCAGTGGGTATAAATTTTAATACATCCCCGTTGATAAGGATTATTTCCCTTCTATTATTTTTTACTGATTTAATTTTACTCTTATATTCTTCAACTATGTGCTTTATCCGATAATGGCCTTCAATAACTATTTGCATTGAATATCCCTCTTTCTTATTTTTTCTAAAATCCTATAAAAGGAATAAACTGTGTAAATAGG